TTCCAGCAGCCCATTTGTTGCTATAGTAAATCGACATGTTAAATACATATTGCTCAAGCGTCCAATATGCTTGCGTTCAATCCCAATCGGGTCTCCGCCAATTATGTGTAACAATGTTTCAAGAGCAGCCTGTGAACTTGCAAAATCAGTAACCCTTGCATCACTTATAAAGGCTGCCAGTTTTCCAATAAGTGGCTGCGTCCCAAATCGTCTTGCTAATCCACGAAGTGATGTTGCCATCCATTGACTTCGACCAAGCATCGACCCCAGTACATTTATAACCGTGCCTTTACCCGAACGTGGACGACCAGTACAGAACAACATTTTCTCCAGGCTCATATCCGGCACACAGTTATATCCGAACCATTGTTGTAGTAACCGTATTCGTTCTTCATCATAATCAAAAATATCCGCCAGAAAACTTTCCCACAACGGTGATTCGGCATCTTCATCAAACTCATACGGTAATGCATGAAATGTAAATAAAGTGGGATTCGGTGTATAGAGTTTAATTCTGCCGTTCATATATTCTGTTACATCAAGAATCCCATTCTTAAAAACAATTAGATTCTTGGGGTCTGGTAATGATGTTTTCTTAATCCAGCACGGCGGTCTGCCTTCTACCGGACACCACTGATTCAAGGCATCAAGAACATCACTTACTTTTGCTCGATTTGGTTGGAATGGAACAACATCGGTTTTACCACTCTGTGTTACCTTAACATATTTTTTGTTTTCGAGAAAACGGTATATATCACCACGCAGAACATTAACATCAATATCCTCATAACATGAACCATTGAACTTTACCCATTGACCTTCAAATAACTTTATACGAGGTTCACCATCCGGCCCAACTTTTGAGTCAAGCCATGCTTTTGCAACTGTACTGGCTGCTGAATCTGGTAAAATATTTGGGTCTGCACCCTTTTCCCCATGTTCTTCTACCCATTGTAAGAATGTAGCTTTATCAAGTTGTATTTGATTCTTCCAATGCCGTAAGTCTTTGTATTTTTCCGGGGGAAATACTTTAATAATAGAACGGCACACTGGCCTCAGAACTTCAAAAGTAGTATCAATCCCACGTTTTCCGGCTCCCGCATCATTATCTCCAACAAGGATTACGTTATAATCTTTAACAAGTGGAACTAATGCTTTGGAGTTAAACTCCGCAGAAGGTTTACCAACCGCCATAAAACCCATATCAATAGCCGATGCAGTATCACTATAGCCTTCTGTGATAAGGAGCGGCCCTTCAAATTCCGGGAGTGGTGAACTATTACGACTTTTTCTCCCATTCGGTTTACGGATATGAAGAAAGCCGCTCCCTTCCAATCTGGTAACACTTCCCTCGGACACACGACCACACACGACGGCTGCGGGGTCTGTTGGATTGTCAGCCGAAACCAGGCACCAATCGGGTTTTCCACAAATAGGACAGGAGACGTTAGCTTCCCGGAGTCTGACCCAGTTGTGTTTGCCTGGAACATATTTACCCCCTTTTGAAATAAACGGCAGGTTAATTGGATAAATCAAGCCACGTTTCGAGCCTTTGAACATCCGTTTGGTGCCGTCCATGAAGCGTTGACATAGACCCACTATTTGACCAGTTTCATCACGTTCGGGAAACACGAACGCATTCTTCGCTGGGTTAAACCCAATTCCAAGCCGCGTCAAAACATTCATCTCAACACCGAATTCATCAGCAATTATTTGCCTAATTTCCGGCGTTAGAATGTTAGCCGCAAACTGCTCAAATAGTATTGCAAAATCCTGCATTAAAATTTTCCTATACTATCTAACACTGTTTCTCTAATTCGGAACCATTCTTCCTCGGTTACTTCATCCTGATTTGTTTTTCCAGTTACGTCCTTGATTGCTTTTAGCCAAGTTTCAGCAAGTTCACTATCAGATATATCATCTGTGCGTAAATCTATTACTGCATTCCATGCTTCTTGTCGTGTGCATTTTCCAACTGGTACGTCAGAGTAAGACACTGAATCTCCGGCTTTAGGTAGTGGAGCCATAGTTTCAGGTGGCGGAACCTGCACTTTCTTCATATCTTTAATGGGCTTTTTCTTTACCTTTGGCGGAGCAGACGGTTTAGTAGCTTTTGTTGGTGTTTTGACTTTTGCTGCACTCAACAGTCCCTTAAATTGTGCATCGAGCTTTTTGATTTCCTCTGAGTCGAGTTTCTTTAATGTTCGTCCAGGTTCGGCGTTTTCTTCATCAATCCAAACAACTTGGAGCGTTGTTTTATCTTCATAAGTTTTTGCTTCTACACGTCCTTGTATAATTACTGAAGATAAATCCATATCATTCAATTCCTGAAAAGAAGTACCGCTCCATCCTATGGCATTCATAAGTTGACGAACATTAAGTGTCTCACCATTTTTTCCCATAAGTGTTAAATACGCCGTAATCTCATTGGCCTCTTCCCCTGACCAATCTACCCATGTTTGCCCTTCATCATCCCAAGCTTCAACTGCACGAAGTGCAGCAACCCATTGTGGGAACCCGTTTTTTGTAATGCCTACACCAGCATCCACAATCTCAAATTTGAATGTCGTTTCTACATCAATTAATGCCATAATTTAATCTCCTACTTTACAATGTTGACAATGTTCATTTTTTGCAATACCGTGTTCACAAATAAGTCCTCTTTTAACTTTTTCTTTGTGAATTAAATTTAACATACATTCATTCGCGGCCTTTTTTGCTACTGCCCCACACAACAATATTTTATTCCTATCCCCATGACAATACTTATACTTCAATCCTGACTTACATGGGCATAACTCATTACGTCCAATTTTTCTACTCATTGTCTTTTTCCCCGAAGATAAATTGCCATATTGAATCATCAGCCGGATTTTCATAACTAACTATAGGTTCATGTAGACTCCGTGATTTTGCACGAAAATGAACTTCTGGCAATACGAAAACAGCACGTTCAGTAGTCCCGGAAACTTTATTGTGTTTAACAAAAGTATTTAGATAAGCAACTCGCAATACGTGGTCACACCATTCGCAATACAAACCTTCTATATCCCAACTTTTGTCTACATGCAATCTCAGTCCTGCACGGTAGAAATCTTCACCACCAGGATTCGGGACATTATGGATAGCTGATTGTGCTATTAGGATAACATTTTTGCCATTACGTATTAGCATATCTAAATCAGCAAGAACATCCTTCATAACATTATACAAATGTTTATAGCCTTTGTTGTAACCGTAACTGAGTATATTTTTTACCTTTGTTCCTTTTTCAGTTGGTATGTTCTTGACTAAATAATCTTCAGCCCATCCTTGCAAAATGGTTACATTATCAATTACTATAGTTTGATAATCCTTAAATAATTCCAACTGGCTCAACGCTGCTCGTACATCGGAGTAGTTTTCAATTCCTTTCACGATAGGTATTGACTTACCTGTTTTCGGATGTTTTATTTTTGAGCCACCTTCATCCAAATCCAGAAATACAGGATTTGGAGCAAGAAATGCAAGTGATGTTTTACCAATTCCAGTATCACCATAAATCGCAATCTTTTCCCCATAATGAACATTTAAAGGTATTATTTCAAAGTGCTTACTTGGCTTTGGTTCTTCCGGTATTGGTAAATTTCTTTTGAGCTTACTGGTACTTATTCTTTTAATTGCCATTATTAATCTCCCATTTTAATCTATAAACATATACCTAAATCCATCCGGCGGATTATCCGGGTCGAGTTGTATACCATTGTAACATATGCTTAAATATGGACATTTATAGGTAGCCTCACATTGGTGTTCATTTGTCCACCAATTATCACTTTCATCAAGAAACCTTAATGTATAATAAATACTCTTCAATTCATCATCAAATCTATCCAATTCCTGGTCTGTTCTTGTGATGAGCTTTCTTCCGAAATAAAACTCAGGTCGCTCTGATATATCATACAGTAATCTACACCCAAACATTTCGGGGGTTTCCACAATAGAGAACGTGTTTTCTTTTTTTCCAGGTTCGCATTCTACATGTTGTCCATCAACTTCGATTATTACGCCTTCTGCATCATTTTGGATTATTCGTATATCGAATGACTGACCCATGTATTCACCCGTGTTGATAAACTTTTTGCTCTCAGCTTGTGTGAGTTTCTTTGGGCGTATATTTGGTTTATGAAATACATCATAAAGTACAGTATTTACCAAATTATCTTCTGGCTTAATGCCGAAAGGAATCAGGTATCCCTCACGTTGAAGGTAACGTGCGGCATAAGGATAGAGCCTTGTTTGAGTATCAAGGTTTAAGTGATTCCAGTAAGTTGAATCTGGAGTTATAGAACTTCCTGTACTCTTATGCTCAATTATACATATTGTTCCATCTGCCAATTTAACAATTTTATCAATT